GAAGCGCATCGACGCGACGGATCGGGATGCCACCCCAAGAGGTCTGCATCGTGCCACCGACCATATCGACCGACAGGGTCGAGTTCTGGACAGCGTTCGCGGTCTGACGACGCAGGAACGACATGACCTGCTTGTCCATGTACCAAGAGCAGCGACCAGCCGAGGTGCTCGGCAGCTCGGTCCACGCCTGATGCATGAGGTCGTTCAGGTCCGCACCCGTCGAGATGTCGGCCGTCAGCAGGGAGCGGTCGATGTTGGCGATACGAACAACATAGCGCCAGTCGCGAACCGACAGGCCCACGTCCCAGCGATAGTGCGTGCGATACGCCTGCATACGGCCGTTGCTGCCGTCAGCGTTCTCGATGGTGACTTCACCAAGATCGCGCTGCTGGATACCAGCCTTCGAGCCTTTGGGGATGATACCGTGACAGGTATTCGGACCCCAGCAGATCAGCCAGATCGAACCGTTGTCCGAGCCGCTGCCGCCGCCGTTGATGATGTTGTCACCGTTCTCAGCGGACAGCGAGCTGTAACGCGGAGCGAAGCCGGTGAACTCTTCCGGCGCGGTGCTTTCATCGCCATAGAACAGCGTAGACGTGAACTCTTGGTTCATGCCTTCGATGTGCGGACGGTCTTCCTGAAGACGGAAAGCAGCAGGGTTGCCGGCCATGTCAACAAGGGCTTTATCGACTTCGGAGTAATCCTCCATCATGCCCGTATTGTCGGTGACCTGAACCGCGCGGCTCTTCGTCGGCTGGACGCCGCCATACAGTTTACGCCAAGTCGGCGTCGGGAGACCGGAACGGATCGAGGTCCGGTGGCCGGTCGTGAGGTTGCCCTCAAGGAAAGACATATCCATGAGAACTTCGTTCGTGGCGTTGAGGATTTCCACAACGTCCGCGATAGACCCGTCGGGATCGGTGACCTTTGCGAGGTCAGCGAGCGTCGGGTTAGTGGTGCCGAGGACTGCCATTGGTAGCTCCTTTACTCAGCAGAGTTGAACATCGTTGGATACATCTTCTGCAAGCTAGCCGGACCTTCGACCTTACTATCCCCGGTGACCAGATCGCTCTCAGAAATTGCTTTTCCAACGCGATAGAACAGGCGGATGACCTCGGGATGATTGCCCAGACCCAACCCATCAGGGTTTTCTGCGGAGGGCGTATCAATCAGCTTCGCAAGCTCAGGACTAGCAAACGCATCCATTGCCCGCTTGGCTAGGCCGAGATGCTCGTTGAGCGCCTCGCCTCCAAGTTCCTTATCTGCCTTAGTGGCCTCAGCCCACGACGAGACGCGCTCGGTGTAAGCATCGGCCATCTGAGATTGAGCCTTCTGAGAACGCTCAATCTCAAAGTCGATGAGCTTTTGAAACTGATCCTGAGACAAACCGAGACCGTGGGCATACTCGCCAAACGCTTCAATCTGCTCTTCGTCAATCTCAATGCCATCTGGCGGTGTGAACACATACTCCTCCGGTGCCCCGGTTGAGGTGTCCTCACCTTCTCCTTCACCCCCGTCACCCGACAGCAGGGTACTGGATTCCTCTTCGCTGGGTGTCTCCTCAGCCACCTCAGCTTCTGCAGGAGCAGCCTCTACCGGCTCCTCCGCAGGTGTCTCAACTACTTCTTCGTCGGCCATCTCTATCTCCTCTATGGCTCGTAGAAAAACATGACGGCAGTCATGTCGGCATCTTGCTGGTCGATATTGTGGACACGCAGCGTGTATGCGGTGTCTGGCTTCAATATCCACTCAACGGGCAGGCCGCCCGTGGTATCGCCGGTCTTGTTGCCCCCGGCAGTAGAGGTCGCGGTGCTCAGCAGCGTTCCAATGCTAGTGACCGTGGGCGACCCGTAAATGCTAATCGTCGGCGTGTTCAGCGAGGTGCGGTTCAGGTTGACCGCGTTGGCTGGCGTGCCGGCCGCGCTATACGTCGTGCCTTCGTAAAGGAATGTATCGACTGGGCCAGTCAAGCTGGTCACGTCGTAGTTGCGGAAGTGCACGTCGCTGGTGGGGCCAGTGACGCCCATGAAATCAACGGTGGCCCCGGCAGCCAGCGTGAACTGAGACGTGAACACGAACGCCTTGCCCTGATGCACCATATATTGCTCAAGGCTCATGGTCAGCAGCGCGCCGTGCTCGCCATCAATGACCAGAGATCCGCCGTCCCCGTAGATCGACACAGGCACGGGAGACCCCGGAGAGGCGTTGACAAACGTGCCGTCAGCCTTCTCGTGCAAACCAATACGGGCGTGGCGGCTCAGGTTGAACGGCCCCGGCTCCGCACTGGGCGGGTAGCTGTGCGTCGGGTTAACCATCGAAGTGGTTTTCCTCCAACATCTGCATCAACGCCTTCGGGTTGTGGGTACGCAACTGCTCTTGGATCACCGACCCAACAGAGCGCGCACCTTCGTTGTAAGCCGTCGCATCAAAGCTACCGGGGACATAGCTCTGAGAAAACGCATGACCCGTTTGAAAAATGAGGTGATACAAGAAACGGCGGCCGCGAGGCTGCGACACAATGAAGTCCAGATCCTTCTCAACATCTTCTTCTTCCCTTTTTGCCCGAGCTATGGCTTCGGGGTCGCTAGCGTCATAGGTCATACAGCAGTGGTCCCGGTGCCGATCAGATCAGTCAGGGCGTTGGGGTTCTGCGTATCGGTCTCACTGAGCACCTTGGCACCCTGAGCAAGCTGCCCGATCTGCTCCATCGCCTGCATCTGCTGCTGTTCCTCGGCGCGCGCCTGCCGCTTGGCGTCCAGCTCTTCCTCGGAGATGATGACATCCGGGCTGGTGCCGAGCACGTCTGCGTACTGACGCAGAGCTTCGTCGCTGTTGATACCATCCACGATCTCTGGGAACACGGCGACCAAGTTGCCAGCGAAGCCCATGACACGTTCGAGGCTGGAAGCGGACACAGCCTGCTGGGCCTGTGCGAGTAGCGAGATATATTCGACCTCAAGCTCCTCACCCGCCAACGCTTCAGGAGGTTCGGGGAGGAGACCCGCATCCAGAGCGTAATCGAAGACATCTTCGAGTAACGGGTCCAACAACTCCACGTTCAAGCGTTGGAGCACCGGACCCAGCAGCACTAGTTTTTCTTCGTGCCGCTCCACCACCTCTGTGGCGGTCATCTGGCGGCGGTCGGAGTTAATCATCATAGCGAACAGATCGGCGTAGAAGCCGCGCTGGATACGCTCCTGAACCTCCGCAATGTCCATCATCATTTCGTTGATGCGGGGCTGCACCTGATACGCGGGCACGAAACCTTGGCTGCCCTGCAGCGGATCAACGTAGGTGGTCTGTCCGGGCAGCACCGTGGATGGCTTGCCCTTCAAGCTGGTGGGTGCAACCATCGGCGGGTTCACCATCTTGTCGATGGCCTGCGCTTTGCGCTTCTGCTGGTGCTGCAACTGCTTCACGTCACCGAGCGTGTCCATGCCGGGGCAGCGCCCGTATACGTCGCCGCTCAGAACGTCCCAGCGCGGCACATAGGCAGGGAACCGCTTGTAGCCGCCTTCCATCAGCAGCTCGTCGCTCTCCGCGCCCAGCTCGAAGTAGCAGCTCTTGAACGGCATGTTGCGGGCGTCTTTCTTGTCGTAGTCACGATCAGCCATCAGACGCGGCTCGATCATGTGCACGACTTCCACCAGCTCGTCGTAGTTGCTCTGATCCCACAACTTGCGGGTCGCCTTACTGACGCCGGTCCAGTTCATCTTCTGCGTCATGGGGTCGTACACAAACTTCTGCACGATCTGGCCCACAGTCATCGTGAAGTGGCGGCCCAGTGTGTCCACCTCGCCCTGATCGTTCTCCGCAATGACGTACTCACCGACAGTCAGGGGGCGGAAGCGAATGACTTGGTCGAAGGATGGCTGGCGATACAGGGGTGCCGTGCCAAACGCGCCCAGCTCGGTGTAGACCGTGTAGATCGAGTTGTAGAAATTAGAGCGGTTCAAGATTGCCCGCTCGACCATCTCGACCTGAGACAGCCAGCGGCGCACCTCGCCGTCATCCATCAGCTCGTCGCGCACCTTGCGGCGGTGCCGCGGCCGCGCGGGTGAAGTCATGCCTGACATCATACCCGCAGCGACCCTGCGCCGGCCCCGCCCCCCGGTGCCGTCGATCATCTTGGTAGTGCCCTTGCCGACCAGGCTCTGCTCACCCT